CTATTGAAATGTGGCCCGTGCGCCCGGACCGGATGGACCCGGTCCCCGACATCAATGACTTCCTAAAGGGCTGGATTTATACTGGCCCCAATGGCGAACAGGTCCCCCTGAGCAATGACGAGGTGGTACAGCTTCGTTATCCTCATCCCACTGACATTTACCGCGGACTTTCGCCGGTACAAGGAATTCTGGCTGATATCGATGCATCAAAGTACACAGCCCAATGGACCAGGAACTTCTTCCTCAATTCTGCGCAGCCTGGTGGAATTGTCACTTTCGCTAAGCGCCTTTCAGATCCGGAGTTCGACGAGTTCACAAATCGTTGGAGGGAGCAGCACCAAGGTGTTGCCAGGGGGCATCGTGTCGGTGTTCTGGAGCAGGGAGCCACTTGGACTCCGAATACATTTTCTATGCGTGAGATGGAACTCACCGACCTCCGCCATGTCACGCGAGATCAGATACGCGAGGCGTACCGTATTCATCAGGCGATGCTCGGGGACAGCACCGACGTAAACCGCGCGAATGCGCAAACTGCCGAAGAAGTCCACGTGGCTTGGCACGAAATAACCCGGCTTGAGCGTACCCGGGACATACTTGACCAGTTCTATCTCCCCTTGTTCGGCAATACGACCAAGGGCGTTGAGATGGACTTTGTTGACCCAACTCCCAGTTCGGCTGCTGACGCCAATAATGAACTAGAGGCCAAGAGCAAGGCCGTCAAGTTGCTTGTTGATGCTGGGTATGACCCCCAGGGTGTTCTGCAGGTTGTCGGACTGCCGCCAATGGCCTATGTTGGCAACCCTTTGACTGGGGTCGGTCCCGAGGCTAAAGAGGCCGGAGAGAGTGATCAGCTTAGCCACCCCGAGCTTCACCCCGAGAGCCTTGAAGACCCGGAAGAGCTGGCCCTCGTGGCTAGCATGGTCAGGGGTGCCCTGAGGGATCCGAGGCTGTTGAGGGCTACGACACTGGATGAGGCAAGCACTTTCGCGCAAGAAATTCGTATTGCTTTCGCACAGAGCCAGAATGGCCACCGCAGAAAGGAATTGGTATGAGTGGAAATACTGCCACTCCCTGGCGGACGGCCAGGAGGATGTGGGCCCTTCACCAGGACAACGACAAGTGGTACCAGATTAGAAACCAGAAGGATGGCCCCACTCAGCTGTTCATCTATGACGAGATCGGATACTTCGGCGTAGGTGCCCAGGACCTCGTGAGGGACTTGGCTGACATCGAGGGCCCGATTCAGGTACACATTAACAGCCCTGGCGGCGAGGTCTGGGAGGGTATCACGATTTACAATACCCTGCTTGCCCGTGACGACGTTACAGTCGTGATCGATGGCATTGCCGCCAGCATTGCTTCGGTCATCGCCTGCGCCGGTAATCCCACGCTGATCAGCAAGCAGGGCCAACTCGTAATCCATGACGGGTTCACGATGGCCATCGGCAATGCGTCGGAGCTCCGTGATCTGGCTACCAAGCTCGACAGGGCAAGCAACACCATCGCTGGCGTTTACGCCGAGCGTACCGGCCAGACTGCTGAGCACTGGCGTGAACTGATGAAGGTGGAAACGACCTTCAACGCCCAGGAGGCTATCGAGGCCGGGCTAGTGAACGGGTATGTACAGAATGGCAGGGCTCAGGTGCCAGAGCACTCGGAATGGGACCTGAGTGGCCTGTTCCAGAATGCTCAGCTGGTGAATGCGGCTTCTCGTCCGTTCGTGGGCAGGGAACAGACTAGGCATGCGCCTATGAGTGGTCGGCACGAGCACGACCACTCAGCCGGGGGTGCAGGTGACCACGATGACGGCATTCACATGCACCCACACACGCACAATGGCGAGGCAGATCACCACGGGCACGAGCACTCGGCCTCGGATTCTGGCGCATCGAGTGATACCGACTGGAACGAAGAACAGGCCAGGATGCTCTGCCAGGTGCTGGATCTCGAGTATGACCAAGTCTTGAACTGGGATGCTTCTGCTGCATACGCGAAGTGTCACTCAAATGGCGATTTCTCGAGTATTGCCTTTAGGAAGGCCGAAGGAGAGCCTGATGCGGCATCAGGGTATGGCCTTCCGCACCACGCAACACCGCACGGACCGCCCGATAAGGGCGGGGTGATTGCTGCTCTGGGACGCTGGAACCAGACGCGAGGCCTGAAGAACAAGCAGGCCGCACTCTCGCACCTCAAGGAACATGCCCGAGCTCTCGGGCTGCCCAGTGGTGACGACAGGGACCCCGGGAAGTTGTGGGATCTCGGGGACTCTGAAGAGGATGTCCAAAGGTTCATGAAAGCTCTGAAGGGAGCGTAGCGTGTCAGACACATTGACCATTCCGAGTGCACCGGATGAGCTGGAGGATTTTCTCTCCGACCCTGTCCGTGTCAAGCGGATGATGTCCGAGCCCGGTAAGTTCAAGGACTTCATCCAGGCATACGCCAAGGCCACGGTGTCGCGGGATGACGATCTGCAGAATCAGATCCGCCGCGAGGTGCAGCTCGGCCTGGCCGATTTCATGCAGCAAAACGGCATGGGCGGCCGCAGGCTCAACTTCGCCAATTCGAGCGATGTGCCCAAGAGCATACTTTCGCGGGCTGTCAGCCACGGCAAGGGAGCGGCTTACAACCGGAAGAGCTATGGGGGCCGTCTCGAGGAAGAGCAAGGCCGGGAGATGCAGTTCGAATCCTCGGCTGAGTTTTTCCAGGCCGTTTGGCCGAAATTTGAGACACTCAAGAACGCGGTCACACTGCGGGCCAAGAGGGAGCGTGCCCTCCAGATCCAGAACTCGTACGGATCCGAGGTCCCGGCGGACGGTGGGTTTCTAATCCCCGAGAACCTCCGCTCGGGGATTCTCGAGGTAGCCCTCGAGACTGCCGTGGTTCGGCCTCGTGCCCAGGTCATCCCGATGGACAGCCTGCGAGTTCCGATCCCGATGATCGACGTGACCAGCCAGGTCAGTTCCATCTTCGGTGGCGTGGTTTGCTACTGGACAGAGGAAGCGGCTTCGCTGGTTGAGTCTCAGGCCACGTTCGGCCGGGTCGTGCTCGACGCCAAGAAGTTGACGGGCTATGCTGAAGTCCCGAACGAGCTGCTCGCTGACGCTCCTGCGTTCTCGAGCTTCTTCGACACCATCTTCCCCAGGGCCATCGCCTGGTACGAAGACATCGCGTTCATGACCGGTACCGGCGTGGGTGAGCCGCTCGGGTTCGTCAACTGTCCGGCCAGCGTTCAGGTGGCCATCGAGACCAACCAGGCGACCAAGACGATTGTCTGGGAGAATGTGGTCAAGATGTACGCCCGCATGCTGCCGACTGCTCTCGGCAATGCGGTGTGGATCTGCTCGATCGATACGTTCCCTGAACTGGCGACCATGGCCTTGTCCGTGGGTACCGGCGGTGGGCCCGTGTGGATGGGTAACTACACTGATCCGGGCAAGGCAACGCCTCCGGTGACCATCCTGGGCCGTCCGGTGCACTTCACCGAGAAGACCCCGGTGCTCGGGACGACCGGAGACATTTCGTTTGTCGACCTGTCGTACTACCTCATCGGTGACCGCCAGATGATGCAGGCGAGTGCTTCGGAGCACTATCGGTTCCAGTCGGACAAGACGGCATTCCGTGCTATCGAGCGTCTTGACGGTCGTCCGTGGATCCAGTCTTCGATCGTGCCTCACAACGCGGGTCCGAACATCAGCCCGTTCGTCCAGCTCGCGACAAGGTGACCTAGCCCGTACCGGGTAGTCCGGAGTAGGGCGAGTCCGCCGGCATTGAAACCCCGGCAGGAAGGAAATAGCAGTGGCAGGAATGGAAGCGCTCGGGAGGCTTTGCAACGTCATCCCGAACATCACCACCAACTCGAAGTTCAAGGTCCGTGGTGCCAGCGGCATTATGGTCGTCGTGTCTGGGGCTACGGCAGTAGTCACCTTGGCACAAGATAGCACGTTCGGCGGCAGCTTTGCTACTGCTGCAGCCGTCATCAAGAACGTGTACTGGTCGACGGCTGCTGACGGCACCGTGGCATGGAGCAAGCTGACCTACGTCAACGGTACTGCGCCGTTCGGCTCGGGTCCGCTGTCCACTTACACGCATGGCACGACCACCGGCCTTACCACGGCGGTGATGTCGGTGTTCGACGTGTTCACCTCTGAGTTCTCCGACCCCAACAGTTACCTCAAGGTGACTATGACCGGTTCCGGGATCGCGCAGATCTTCCCACACGACCTGGTGCACCAGCGTGCTCCGGCCAACCTTGAGATCATGGCGAGCTGACCGATGTCAAGCACCGTCAGGGGTTTCACGATCCGGGACATCACGCAGCATGCCAGGCCTGAAATTGGCCAGGTAGTCGTCAACCCGGCAAAGGTGTTGCCGGCGAGTGCTACCGGGAACCTTTTCGCGGTCACGGGCATCGTTGTGGTGACTGGCCTGTTCGGAGTCGTGACGACGGCGCTGAGTGTTACCGCCGTCAACATCAAGCTGGGGGTAACCGGCAATACCTCAGCAATTGCTGCCAATCCTGCGGTGACGTACGCAAGTACGGGATTGGGCAATGTCATCACTCCGCCGCCAACGCTCGGAGCAGCCTTGCCTGCAGCGGTGAATGCACAGACCGCTGTTGCGGGTGCGGGCTACTTCGTGTGTAGTGCCGCCAACATCACAATCACGACCGACGCAACCAACACCGGCGCCATTACTTGGGTACTGAGCTATGCCGCGCTCTATCCCAAGAAGGTCGGCTCGGTCGCAGCGGTGTAGGAGGAGAAGTTGTCCGCCAAGTTGACCATCCCGGGCATCCTGGTGACGAAGGCTGCCCAGAACCTGCCACAGACGGCAACGGCGAACCTGTTCACGGTGAGCGGTTCCGTTATCGTTACCGGGCTGCTCGGGGTGGTCACTACGGCCATCGGGGCTACGGCTACGACCCTCGCCCTTGGCACCGCTCCAGGGGCTGCAACGGCCTCGATTGCCACTGCCACCGCTATTACCTCTAAGGTTGCCGGGAC